AACCAATCTGCGAGCGCAGCAATCAACTCGTCGTATGAAAATGATGTCGATGTGGGCATGTCAGATACTCATGGGGTAAATGCAATTTTAGATGCGGCCTCGGCTGCTTCTGCTGCTGTGAAATGTTGCGGATAAAATCGAACCTCGTCAATAAAACCTGCTCCGCTGCTTGGTGTCGTGCGCCAGGCACCGTCATGAAATCTCGTGCCGACTTCAAAGTAATCACGTAACACTCTCGTTCCATCGAGCAAATCAAAATTCGTAGATGGGATTCCCAGCCACCGAACCATGTTGATCACAGGAGCAATCGACGCTTCAAAAGCACCATTGACGTATATCTCGCCTGTTCCATCAGACTTCAGTGTTCCAAGCAGATGGTAGGTATTATTCACAACCAGCACCTTGCTGCCACGAGCTTCACCAACCAGTGTCCCTGCTCGATCACTTATCTGTGCATAATTCCCTCCCTCAAGAAGCGCGAACGAAGGAGTCAGATCGGTTCCTGCACCTGGCGCATTCCAGTTGTCAAAACCTAATTCAAAAACTGCTGCTGCGTCGTTGGAATGGTTATGCACACTTGACACAATTCTTGAGATGCCACCACCTACACTTCTCTGCCCGATGGCAGTTGGCTTGATCGCATACTCAAGCGTGAAGCCATTACCATAGATTATGGGCGCACTGGAATTGACTACCCTTGCAGCATTTTGAAAGAGAATCGAAGTGCCAGTCATGTCGGTTCGTAACGATGGCTGACCTGGTGTCCCAGCCGGGCCTCCAAACGTCTGATAGGCTAAATTGAATAACGGCATCATCCAGTCCCGGTGTCTGGTTCTGGAGTAACCAGGCTATCCATATCCCACTGATGTTCAGCAGCAGGCAAGATCACTGTAGGAACTGCTGGCGCATCGACAGTCACGTCGCCAAGCGAATAACCGCTGGATACTGTCCTGCCCCTGAATCGAATCACTGCTCCTGACTGATCACGTTCAGGAGCTGGTCGAAATAACGCGACTGGATCTCTAACCTTGGGCAGAGATTCCTGTGGATGCTTGGGCTCGTACCATTCAGGATCGACAATCAAGTTCGGATAGTACCCATCGGCCACCATATTTCGGAGCAACATCTTGCGACCAGAACGGGCGCATTCTCCTAGCGCCCATTTGCCTTTCGCATATGCAGTTCCGATCGCCATGATTACCTCCGAAAAATGCGGCCAGAACGAGATCTCCTCTGCCTGGCTTGATTCAGAGTTGGCTCAGTGACATTGACTTCTGACCTGGTGCCACCAGTCTCGCCGGTCGCCTCCGCAGCTTCTAGTCGTTCAGAAGCCTCTCGTGCAGCCGCAATCGGTCCACCTTGAGTAACCCCCGCTCCACTACGAGCAACCTGACCGAAACGAGAAACCTCTTGACCACCAGGCACTATTGCTGCCGCAGCTTCTCGCTGGGTAGCACCCATCTGATCCAGGCCAGTTCGATTTTGCTCACGTTGATTTCGCATGCGTGTTTCTAACTGTTCCTGGGGAGACAGTTCCGCTACTGTCGGCTGTCGTCGTGGTCCTCGTCTCTGTCCAGGCACTGGACGTTGCATTGGTGGTCGTTTCTTGACTGGTCTTCTTCCTGGCTCAGGTGGAGCTGGTTGCTGCGCCTGCTCTGCCTGTATCTTTCTTGCTTCCTGGAAGGCTCGTCCAACCAAGCCACTCATCCCACCTCCACCTTTCGTCACTCGTTCTCTGAAGGTAGGCTGTCTCGGTTTCGCTGGCTGCGGATTCTGAACTCGATCCAGCACACCGCTTGCAGGTGGCCTGCCCGATAAATTTGATCTACTAACCATCATGCTCTCCTTGGAAAAGTTTCTTCTTTAACACGTTCTGGAGGAAGACTTGGTTCTGGAATGAGTGCTGTACCAGGTGCAGCGACAGCCATTCCTGGTGCTTCTTGAGGAAGACTTGGCACCGGCTGGCCTTGCTCCATTGGTGGAGGAACCTCCATCGGCTTGTCCTGCTCAGCCTGTTGTTGAGCCATTGAATTGGCGAACGACTGAAATCCCTTTTGGATCGTATCTGCATCAAATTTGCTTTCACCTTCACCAGTTTCAAACTGTGCGCCCAACTTATCCATGCCCCAGTTCAGCGTGTATGCCTTAGCAATTCCTTCTGCCACTTCATGGATGTCCTGAGCCATTCCCGTATCGATTCCTTCAGCTTCAGCAGCCTCGAAGGTTGCTCCAGTCGGGCCTCCCCAGGTGTTGACCATCGGCTCATAGTCCTTGCCCATGATGCTTCCTGAAATGTCAGCACTCAGAGGATCCGCTGAAGGAAACAGCAGCCGCTCCGGATCTTCCTTGATCATGTCCCACCATTCTCCAAGTTGGAATTTCTCGAAGTCTAGTGCGTCTCCAATGTCATCCCAGAAACTCATCAGCGCCTCCCGTAGAACCTGTCATAGTTCACGGACAGCACCATCGGTGCCGTGTCTGCATCTTCGTCGTCGGCTTCCTGGAATAGAATTTCAGATTCAGTTACCAGGTCAGGGAATCGCTCAGGCTTGTACTTCTGAGCAATCTTCGCAGCCAGAGCTGCAACGAACGCTTCCTGGAAACGGAACGGGATGTCGATGGTGTTCTGTGCATTGCCTGGATCCTGGAGTTGCTTCCAGACATTGATGATGATCTCATCGGTGTCATTCTCAGCAGCCAGCCAGTAGAACATCTGTGGTGGATTCAAACCGCTGGGCGTATCTCGACGACGATCGATGAAGTATCGATCAGGTCTGCCCCTGAGAGCCTTGTCATGGATGATCAGATAATCTGACCTGGCGATTGGATACATCTCCGTATCCACACCATTACGACGCAGCACAGCAGTCTGAACCTGGATGGTCCCTACCGGCAGATCGAAAACGACTTCATCAGTAACTGTCGGATGGGTCACCTGCTCGAATGTCCACTGGCGACCACCTTTGTTCGACCATCGTGACAACACGAATCCAACCGATCGACGGATCGAGATGAGATGCTGAGCCCCGATCTCCTGGAGATCGAGACCAGCTCTCTCAACTGCTTCGTCGGTGTAATCAGCCAGAACCGGGTCAGTAATATACGTGCCCGTAACTGCCATGATTAACCTCCGGTATGACCGCTCTGCAAGACCTCCATCAAGACCGGATTAGTCACCACTACCGCATTCGAGGTGAGCCGCACAGCGGTCACCGGGAAAGCGATATTGCCTGACGCATCAGCCGCGACGTTCACCAATGTATCGTGATCGATCGCATTCACAGTCGGATAGATCAGCTTGAACTTCGAGCCCACATGATGACCGACCGTTGGAAGCGGATCGTTGCCACGTCTGGACAAGAGATTCGACAGAGTAAGCTCGACAGTGACATCTGTTGCACCACCGATCGTGATCACCAAGCCAACCTTGAACTCAGGGACAACGTAATCGAGTGGCAGCCAGGAAGTCGAGACGATCAAAGCCGTGCCAACTTCAATGGCACCAGCCGAATCATCATCGATCAAGACTTCGGTAACCGTCGCAAAGGCTTGCACCGTGGATGCTGTTGCCGCTGTACCAGCGACCGCTTCCACAATCTGCTTGCCATCACGTTTCGTACCAGTGACCAGGAATGATCTGCCAACTTCTGACGCTGCAAACGTGAAGACCACCTGCCTCGGTGTATCCAATGTGACTGGAGAACTCGTAAGCGTGAGAGCTTGTTCCCCTCCCGCTGCCGGTGTTTGTGATACTGCTATCAGATCCGCATCGGCGGCTGCATAGGGGTCAATTTGTAAGACATTTTGTCTCATGACGCTAGACTCCTATGCGTTAGACGGAGAAATCTTTCTGACTTGAATCCAGGTAGTTTTCTCCGATGCCAGCTTTGGTGAGATCCGCGAGATACAGTATTTCAAGATCGCCGGTTTGATCGACAGGCGTATATCGCGCTCGTTGATCAGTGTTGGTTGCGGTTTGCGTCGTGATACCACCTGAACCGAAACTACCAGCAGTCTCGATGCCTCCACCAGAATCGAAAGGAATGTGCATATTGGAGCGAGTTTTGAAGTCCTGCTCTACATCGATCGTCATCCTTCTCAACCCAGCGGAATTGGCTTCTGATTCACCGACAGAAATCGTACCGGCTACATCGTCATCGACGAAAATTCGATCGATCTTGGTGAAATGTTTAACACCATTGACTGTAGTTGTAGCCGGGCCAGTAATTTCTTCCGCCTGCGGTCTGCCGTTGGCATCACGACCGAGAACCGTGAATGTTCTGCCAGCATCGGCACCAGAAGAAGTAATCGTTACAAGGCTACAACGAGTGAAGTTACCAACACCATCAACTGCTTCGTTGCCGTTAATCAACAGATCCTGTTGACCACCAGCGGATGGTGCCTGGTTCAAGCAAAACGCTTGAGTATCGGTATTGCCTCCCTGGAGGGATTCGGCAACCAGCATACCCAGCCGTATTCCTCGCTGAACGCTTTCAAGTGATTCGCCCATGCCGTGATGTCCATCAGACATATTTACTGCGACACCCTCACCAGCAAGGATTTTATCTGCATGTGAAATTGTATGTTTACTCATGACAGCTCCGTATAGCAGCGGCGTATTTCAGCCGCGTCAAATAGTAAAAAGGATCGCCCGGCTGGTTGGGGCAGCCGGGCTTTCCCATGTGTTCAGGTCAAGGGACTTGGAGAAAACCTTGACCTTGGGCCCTACTACGCTCCGCCTGGAGAGCCGTAAGCACCTCGCCAGTCGGACCAGCCGAAGCTGTACCGCTCGCGAGCTTTGTATCGAAGGTTGCCGGTCTCGAAGTCGCCTTCGATTCCACGAGAAACCTTCTTACGCAGCATGTGTTTCAGGCCATCAGGGCAGTCCGTTTTAAGTGTCCACTGATCTGGATCAGTCAAGCGGTGGTTTACACAGAAACCATCACCGACCGTGCCCAGAGTGTAGACAGCGGAGATGTCGTTATCGCCAGTGTTCGTGCGATACGGTGACATCAGAATGCGTGTAGCCACAAACTGAAGTTCCGTAGGAACGATCAGCTTTGTGATCTGCGCTGCAATCGGGATGCCACGATCGTCGTCGAACTCGGAGATGTCGATCGCCGCTTGTTCAAGGGACGCTTCCGCGAGATCGGCAGGTGTCGCCAGGGTGTTCGCCTGGACTCCACCACCGAATTGCGGATGGCTTGCTGAGAATAACGGTACTCCGTCGCCACCAAGGAAACCTGCGTCGAAACCGTTATTGATGATGTCAGCACCTTTGACTTCCTTGGTGTGCTGGAGAGAACGGGCAAGGGCCCTTGCATACTTGTTGCCGAGACTTCCGTACAAGCCATCTTCTTCAGCTTCCTCGGTGATTGCAAATGCCAATGCAATCGTCTCATGCGTATATCTGGCGACGTAACTCTCTGCCCCCTGATCGTATGCCACGCCTTCGCCTTCGGGTTTCACTGGCGCACCAGCGAATCCTGCGAGCAACACGTCTTCCTCGAATGCTTTCATCGATCGCTCGATGTCGAAAACGTCGCGCCACTCCTCTGGATATCGCTTGTACTCCATACCGAAGACAGCGTTCAACCCTTCCTGTAGTTGTTTGCGAAAGTCGCTTCGATTCATAGCCATGATTAGACTCCCGCTGCTGCTAGTTGACCGTACATATGATTGTTGATCAGAACGCGAGCCTTTGCGAACTGTCCATAATCATTTTCGGGAATACGAGAGAGACCAAGGATACGGCACTGTCGCGCCGAAGCGTTCAGTGTCGTCTGGTCTAACTGGTAAGCCGATCGGCCTGTAAATGCGTTCCCCGCTCCATCAACGAAGTTGGCTAACTGACCAACATCCGCTTCTACCAGGCCGCTTGCTGAGCTGACCTGTATGACGAATTCACTCCTTGGATCGTCATAAACGAGGGCTTCTGGATTGTCTTCGCCACGTTGTAATCCAGTACCAACTGTGCCTGAGACCCAATTCGGTTTG